TAATGCGATTGCCTCGGTCTCAGCCGACGCCCAATAGTTATACATCTTAGCCGGATCCTTAGAGTTCCGAATAATGCCCTCTAAAACCCTATTTCCGTTTACGTTGATTTCATTTCCGTAGATAGGAATAATTGGAATATATTTCCCTGGAAAAATTGTAGATTCTAAAATCTCGCATCCGTTAATTTTGCACCATTTAATTACAGGAACGGTTGTTTCACGCTCCTCAACAATCACAATTCCTTCTGGGATTTCTTTTTTACCTAGTTCGCTTTTTAAAATTGATTCGCCACTTGAAAGCATTAGCAAGGTGTCAGGTTTAAATTCCTTGTAATAATATTCAGCGACACGAGCTGAACCTGACGGCATCCACGCTGGAGCACTGTTACCAGTCGCCTCCCATTGTCCCTGTGATGCTAATTTAGAATCAGGATACTTTTTGCAATATTCGTCCCTAGAAATGTCTTCAGTGATAAAAGCAAAACTTGCGTCCGATCCGTCCGGCTCTTGAATGAACGGGTCATAGAACACAGAAAAGGGATTCTGAATACGTTTAATATACAATTCTTGCTGAAAGCTTAACGGGTCAACGTAACCAGGAATAATTCTAAAATATCCAAACCCGCCGCGTACTGCTCCGTCAAAAGCGGTATCGTAAGCAATTTCGGCGTTTGAGTTGTATTCAATGTGTCTGATTAGTCCTTGAATGATCTTTGCCGTTTCAACATCGGCCTTATCGTCTACTGGTGTAACTTTGATTGACGGTCTATTTTGTCTTTGATCGTTTGTAATTTGTTGGATGAATTGCGGGATTTTATTAATTACTAAACATGGGCGACCGTCTCGCTCCCTATCCGCTCTAATATTTTCCGGCCACTGTTTGCCGATTGAAAACTCAAAGTCAGCTAGTGCGTTAATTCGGTTTTCAGACTCAGCCTCTTGCGCTACATCAAACCGCGCTTGTGCTTCTTTTAAAATATCGTCGTCTTTTTTTGCCACACCTAATAATATTACGGCATTTTTAAAAAGAAACTAAAATAATTTGTTTTGCTAAGACATCCACCCGCCAGGTTGTCCTTTATATGAATCTTTTTTAATTTTTGGGGGTGCAATTTTTGGAAACTCTGCGTTAAGAATTGAATCCATGATTCGAGCGATGCAATCAAGCATGTCGTCGTGTTCACATACTGGAAAAGACAGATATTCATTTTCAATAAATAACTTGACAAAGTCTCGCGTTACGTTTTCGTTATCAACAAAGATCAGTCGCTTAGGCAAATAAAATCTTTTCTGTTCAAAAACTGGAATTAATTTTTTGATACGATCTTCTTTTGGTGTTGATCCGCCCAGTTCAGTAATATTGAATCTGTAATTGTTTTGCTCTTGCATGTACTGAATGTGTTCAATATCGGCCTGTATTCCGTATTTTTCATAACCAACGGAATTCGGCTGCCATTGACGATGAAGATCAAACACTTTTTTCGCTCTTTGTGTGAGATTCAATCGGTCTCTAATCGCATCAATTAAATAGTAATTGTTATCTGGCGCAAGACCAATGACCGCCATCACGGTATAGTCTGAACTTTCTTTTTTTGCGCTTGCTGGATCAATCAAAAGATATTTATTCCATTTTGAAACGTCTCCAATGTTTTCGTAATACATTAGCCATTCCTCTTTAAATGCCATAGCCTTGTCAGCAATTGGATTTTGAAGCATTTGACAGCTAAAAACATAGCTACCCTGATCATTTCTTTTTTTCATCAGAGCCTCTTCTGATAAAAGAACCGGCTTCCCTTCTGGCGGCATCTTTCCGTTATCTGTTGCCGGCTTGATTCTTGGTATGGCGATATTTCGCTCCATAATCGTTTTATAGGTGTCGTTCATGTGATAGCGGGTTCCAATGAATCTTCGCTTTGTTCGCTCGCCTGACCCAAGATTGAACGATAGGGCAAGCGCGTCCGTTGTTTTCTTAATTTGTTCCGGCGTGGTCACAGATTCACGAGTTACAACGTCGTCATAAATTTGGTGTGTGAAGTGTTTAGACGTTGGTTGACCATCAACAAGACCCCACGCCTCAACGGTTGCTTCTTTTGGGTTTGTTTTGCGCTTAACGATTAGACCAGAATCAAGAGACCATTTTGGTGATTCGGTTTGTGGTTTTTTATATAAAATATCAGAAAAAAGATTTTGCAAATATTCGTTTGTCTCTAATTCCCTTTTGATCTGTTCCAAGAAGGCCTTTGCAATTGGGCGCGTGTGCGAAAAAATACCTATGCACACTTCTGGGTCGCACAAAATATCTTGTATTGTTTTTGCAAAAGTAATGATTGAACTTTTATAGTGATCTCGAGACCAAAGATCCAGGTATCCATCGGGTGCGGCCTGAATTTCACGGCATCGGTCATAAATCCAGTCATTGTCGGCGTCTTTCCTTTTAAGTGCTACCGTCAAAAGAAAAAAAAGATCCGTCTTGCAAAGTTTCTTTTCAGCGAAAACATTCTTTTCTTCCCGTATCTTTAAATATTCGTTGTTTGCTTGTTCGCGTGTTGATTTGGATAGATCTAGGTTTTTAGCTATAGCAATCAATCGCCTATCTTCCAAAATATCAATCAGATCTTTTTTAAATTCAGCCGTCATTTTGATTCTTCAGCGTTAATCTGTTCCATCAAAAATTTAATTCTTTCGTCCATTTCCTCCTCGGTCATAGACGCGCGATCAATCATGATAGGATTTTCTCTGTTGCCCGATAGCTCAACCTCATTTTTTTGCCTTCCGATGATTCGATCAAGAATAATGTCTAGAGAGTTAGCGTCGCCCTTTTTAATTCCATTAACGATGATCGTGCATAACCACACTCGAGCCGCCGACGATGATGGATCTTTCATAATTTCGTTAATCGCTGAAATATTTGAATCTAAAAGCAGCGTCCCAAGCTCTACAATTTCGTCCTTGGTCATTCGCCTAAGTGCTTTGTGAACTTTGTTATGTGCGGCCGCCCCTAGCGGGTTTCCGCTTTGTCCTGGCTGAAATCTTCGCCCAATTGGTGGTTTATTATTGGCCATTGGAACTCCTTATTTCTTAATGATGATTGTGAATAGTTCATGCGGGTGCATTTTATCTCTCCCCTGCTGTGCCGCTGCATTTATGCATAAAGTGTGCATAATTATGCATTCCGTTTTTTATCTATGCGTTTTCGGCTGGTTTTGTCTGTGCTTTCTTTTCGGCCTTCATTTGCTCATTCCTAAGTTCGCCCCTGAGGAATCCCATTTTAGACAATAGACCCTGAATCTCGGCATTAATCTGGTGGACGGCGTCCGTACGGTCTCCGATCATGGCCAGCGTGTTCATCATTTCGTTTTCGATTTTAATAATTTCCTGAGTTTTTTGTTCCATGTGTTTTCCTTTTTTTGTGTAATTTAAGAATCAATAAAATTATCTGCGGTTAATTATGCTTTGATCATCGTCTTGTCGGCAATCTCTTTTGTTTTGCATCCAAGTTGTGAGAATTTATCAACTAATGAATCGTCTACTGGTTTAGGTGGTCTAGCCATTTTTTACTCTTTCAAAAGTAGCGGTTATTCTGTCGCAACTAATAGATCCTTTTTTGTTATTTGAATAAATACTAGAAGTTTGTCCTGACTTTTGAACTCTTCCGAATCGAACGCAATTCCAGTTTTTGTTTTTTTTAAGACTTAATATGAACGGTTTTAGTGAGGTTATAATTCTTATTCTATAATTACTGTACTCACTTGATACAGTCTCCATAAACTTAATTCCTATTCCGAATCCTTGAAATTCTGGAACTATAACGACTCTAGAAATGTTCATTATGTCTTTTACTTTTGGATGCGGAAATTTGCTTATAGATAGAAAACCAACTTTTTTATCTTTTAAAGTTAACATGTAATAATGTCCTGACGGTAATGATTCATTTAGATAATGATACTTTTTAAAGTAATCCCATTCTTTGTTTGTGACTCTTTGTATTTTAAATTCAAGTTTTTCATTTCTTCTTTTTTCGGGCAAAAAAAAACTTTATCGTCTGTATCGTATACCCAATCTGGCATTAACCATTCTTTTAGATCCTTATGACAAGTAACTGCTATTAATTTTTTATCATTTTTACGAAATAATTTTTGGACGCTGTTAGACATTGACTTGGCTACATCTCGATCAACCAAAGAAGAAAATTCATCGAATAAAACAAAATCATTTTCTGCGCATAATCTTGCTAATTCTACTCGTTGCTTTTCTCCATTTGAAAGAACATGAAATGGTTTAAGCCAATAAGGTACAGAGTTAAATCCTACTGAACCTAAAACTTCTGTTATTTGATCCATGCTAAGTTTTTCTGAAAAGTTTTCTATTATTGGTTCTTCGTTCCAATTGCACTTTGAGAAATCACCGAATACTTTTTTTGATATTGATGTTTTGCCGGTGCCAGAATTTCCAACAATCAAACCGATATTCCATTTTTCTGGTAATTTATAATTGCCGGAAAAATGTTGCATTATGGATTTATTTTCTAAATCGTATTGACCCATTAATGACTTAACTCTAAATGTTTGTTTTGGTTCTGTTTTAAACGAGAACTCGAACTTTAAATCCACGCGACTCCATTTCTTCGACAATTTCTTTTTGGTTTTGTTCACTAAAGCAATCAATTTCTATTTTATAAGAAAAAAGAATTTCTTTGTTTTCTTGTTCGTATTTATCAAAAAAATCAGTCGTAAATTTTTTAATTCCAAGAAGATCGATACTAAAATCATCGCCAAGCTCTGGAATATCGGCGTTTATCCCTGAAAGATCTAGTTCAGCCCAAAGTGCTATAGCATTGTCCGATTGAATGAATGCATATTCTTGGTCATCGTTTTCGAAATCTTGATACACAACTGGGAACTCTTTTAGATCTAAAATCTTCGCAGCGGCCTTTCGACCATGTCCAGCAACGATGAAGCCTGATTTCTTGCTTACAATGATCGGGTGCCTAATTCCTTGGTAATTGTAAAGCTTGGCAAGTCGTTCAATTTGTTCTTTGCTGTGTTTATTTCTATTTTTTGGGTGTTCCTGTAAATCGTCCAGACTCTTTAGTTCATCAAACTTACAATGAATTTGCATATTTTTAAAACATCAACCTTTCATAAATTCTAGTTAGCGCCACTTCTTGGCTGTGCGGTAATTTTTTCCGTCGATGATGGTGGTGAGTTTGTTTTTATTGATTTTGATTTCAATAGTTCCGACAATGTAGAGGTCAGAGTGGTTAGGGGAGATGGTGG